AAACCCAGACTCAGCATATGTACCACCAGATGTATCACCAGCTATAACAATGACTGGATCTAAATTTGTATCATCAGTAAATGGTAAATAGCATTTAGATAAATCATTAGTAGCATCATAAGCAACTGACGATGCAGCCTTATATAGATCCATACAAGGGTTTATCTTATCTCCATTGTTATTAACTATGATTGCATCCTCTGGACTTTGAGTGAGGTTAGCTAAAGATATAGTCCAGTTACCACCTTGTTTAGTAACAGCATAGAAATCATCATTATCTATGTTTATATGCTGCACAGTTCCAGGTAGTCTCCACTTGAACCATGATTGCATTAACGGTTTCTCACCATCATTATAAGTCCTGAAAGCATAGATATCTCTTGAAGATTGACTAGATAAAGCTAGTAGTTGTGACTGTACACTAGCTACAAACGTATCAATCGTTGTAGGTATCCACGTATCAACAACAGTAGATATATCTAATGACTTAGGTGGTCTGTTTTCCCCTTGGAAGATCATTGAAAACACTCTAGTTTTACCTGGTGTTTTAGATAAGAAATTAAAATAAGAACCAAAGTCAACAGGCTCAACACTGGTATCTAGTTCAAAGTTTGATATTGCTTTAGTTGATGTAGTTAATGGACTTAGTATTCCATCATTCTCCGAAAGCATTATAAACTGTTGATTCTTAGAAAATAGTATTAAACCACCAGCTGTAGGTAGTACATTCTTTAGTGAAGTAGGTCTAGTAGTTTGACAAGCTATATCTATTGGATCAGCAGCTGATTGAGTTCTAGCTGTTATATGAAAGAAGTTAAATGGCTCACCAGCTTGACTAAGAATAACATTATCACCAGATAAGAATCCTAATCTATTGCTATGGTAAAACGTCTTCTCAATCTTCTTATCAATAAAGCTAGGTGCAGGGTTAGTTAAATCATCACCTGCTAGACGTTTCGTATATGTTACTGGTCTAAGTGTAAAAGTATTAGCAGCCGTATTAATTAATTCATGAGGCATACTCTGGTCTGCTAAACCAGGAAATACATTTGGATCTAAAGTCTCAACCCAATGACCAGCAGTTTCAGTTAATTGTGATTCATCATCTGCTTTAAACTGAACCCAGTAATCATCCTCATCTAAACTTGCTGAGTTTGTTACATGCCATATGTGATTATGAAATGCACTTGCTGGTAAGGATGCAGCTGTAGCAGCATTCTCTTGGAATGTACTACATAATTGTGTTGTTGCATCATAACCGTCTCTTAAGACAGCACCAGGTGGCATGGTTATAGGTATATTTGTATGAGTTACTTCTACTGCAAAGTATTTCCTTCCATATACAGCTGCTGTTGCTGGATTAGCACTTGGTTGAGCAGCTTCTAATAAAGTTGTACAGTCAAGTTGTATAGCACCGTTGACAATACTATAAGCTAATGATCCATATTGACTCGTACCGTTACCATTATCAAAACCTGCATGATCATTAGCTTCAGATACTATTCTACTTCCAAGCATTGTCAACCAAGAAGATAGGTTTTCAGAAGCTTTAAAGCCACCTGGTCCGTCATGTTGTCTCGATGTTATATGTATCCCTGATCTGGTAACTGTCGTACCATCATTCCTATAAAATTTAAATGTCCAAGCACCTGCAGCATTATGATTACTTTGAGTAGGTAAAGCTGGTCCCATCAAATGATACTTACCATCATTTATAGGTGCATCATCATAAAAAATTGTTTGACGGGTTCTTAACCAAGGTGTAGTAGGTGTGGCTTCTGCTGTAGCACTTACATTATTATTAGTAATAATTGATGTATCTTGTACAGTTAATACGTCATAGTTATCACGAGTACCATTAAAGTAATCTGTTATGTGATAGACGTATTTCCAATGCACAGTGTAAGAAAGAAAGTCAAACCTCGCACCACCACTTGTTATATTTTCACCCGTACCTGTTGGCTTTGTAAGATTGTTTCCTGTAGTACCAGCTTGATCACATTTATAAAGGTTATCATGTGATTCAGGATTACCACCATTATCAGAATTACCACCAGTACTAACTTCATATTGTAGACGTACAATATCACCTACTGAATAGGCTGTATTTTGCGCCCAATTAGTTGAGTGATCTACTATATCAGTACCAGTACCTGTTGGTGCATTAGCCCCAGATGTACCAGGAACTATACATTCATAAATCTTTCCAGTATCACTGATAACTCTATCGCCTACTGCATATACAGTATTAGTAGCCCAAGCTGAATGGTGAGTTGTTGTATTGATTGTACAAGCTGCACCAGTGATAGCATTCCATACTAATACATTTCCATTTGTATTACCTACCTTTGGTGTAATACAGCCTATATACTTTTCAGTATCTGTATCTCTATTAATATAGAACCATTTAGCTCCATCTAGTGAAGTACCACTATAAGCTGTACCACCTGAGTTCTTTAAGGTTGCTATAAATTTAAAACCTGGTCGTTTTGTTAAACCAATGGTGACATCTGGATAACCATTGATTAGTTCCGTGACTTGACCAGGAAGTTTTTTATCGTCAGATTGTCTAGATACACCTCCTAAATAATTACTGACTCTTTGTGTGACTGCTGCCATTATCTCATAAGTGCTTTGTAAGGTTCGAAACTAATGTATGGTTCAGAGCCTTCTGGTCTACCAAAGAATGAATAATCCCCTTGTTGGGTTTCATACTCTAATGCCATAGCTCTCATATAAGCTTCATTTTGTTGAAGCATTTGATATTGAGTTTGATCTCCTACGATACGGCTAGAAGTTTTAGTAGTTGCTCTACAAGTTATATAGTCTTGAATAGGTCTAGGCAGATCAACCCAATCAAAGAACCAAACAACGTCACATTCTACTGCACCATCTGTCCATTCATATGTGTGCTCTTCTTTGTCATATAACTTACCTTGTCTTCTAACTGATTGTTTATTACCGTTATTTGCATTATGAGATAAATCTATTTGTAAAACATTATTTGGTATTTTTATCTCATTATTTGCATCAGGCGTGAATTCATAATGAGCTTCCTTATTAAAGCTCCATCCTTCAGATTGAACCTCTCTAGATGTTTCTAAGAGAGTGTCATAAGCAATCGCAACGTCTGGGTTGGTTTGATCTAATGAAGTGACTGGAGCCTGACCACAAGCTGCCAGTATTTGATTTACTGCTGGTAGTTCTTGAGCAGCGTTAGTGGTTGGATAAGGCATAGGTATAAATATTTATGAATAAAAAAAAAGGGAGCCATATAGACTCCCCAAAATAGTTAGAATGCAGCGTTACCTGATGAACCTGTTGCAGCACCTGCAATAAGTTCAACACATGCGGCTGGATTCACGTAATCAGCACCACAAGCTAGGCGTCCAAGAATCACGTCACCCTGATAAATCACGGATACGTCACCCTTAGTTACTTGTACTTGAGGACCAATTGCTTCGACAACACCAGCAGATTCACGTTGACCAATAATTCCACAAGAGTTAGCGAATTCTGTTTCTTCACCGTACTCGTTGTTAATACCAGTTACGTCGTTAGCAGCATCTTCTACTGCTTCACTAACGAATGAACCTGTGTTACCTGGATCGGTAATACCTGGGTTTGTAGCTGAAGCTGAACCATACTTAGTTCCATAAGAACCGAAGAATGGAATGTTCATTGACTTGTAGATCTTGATACCAGCGATCTCAACAATTCCATTACCCTTCTGACGGGATGTACCTTGTGAGTCTCTGTTAACTAGACCATTATCACCAACCTGTTGGATTAATTCATAGTATTGGCGAGGGTTCAAAATCCCGAATCTCCCGTCAGTACTTACTCCCTTCTCATCCATTGCGGCTGCAGCATCATAGAATGCGTTTACCAAAGATGCAGGTACATAAGCATCTGATGCTTGGTTGTTTGTACCAACACGGATTTGAGTACCACCTGGTTCTACGAAGCCAGATTTAGTGATAGGTGATGCAGCTCTAGCTCCACGAATGATTGAACGGAACACTAGGCGGTCATACTTTTGAGCAAGAGCGTATCCAATCTTTCTGGATATCTCAGATCTCAAGTCATAATGTGCAAGTGTCTCATCTAATTCATAAAGGAAAGCTGAACTGATTAGTAGATCATCAACTGTGATGGTCTTCTCAGCTACTGGTGGTGCACCATCGGAGTTACCGAGGATTGAATTTCCTGGTGTATGGAATTCAGCTTTGGTACGACCTGTGTAGATGAACTGTAAACTCTTACCATTTTTAAGAGTTCTCTTCATGACAAGATCTCTAGCTATAGCATTATGCTGGAAGCCTTTGAACATCTCGCCACTGAACAATTTTAAGTAAAGGGCGCGCCTATCGGCACCTCCATTACTAGCACCCGGCTTAGTTACACTAGCCTGATGTGCGGTTGACTGTTGAGCCATTTATCTATATTTTAAAATGTTTGAGGGTATAAATCATCATCGCGCGCAAATTAAATTAAACGTTTTGTGGTCTTTCCCACCGTCTAGACGGCTAATGGGTATCTCCGTAGAGGCCAAAAGCCAAATGAAAGAGAGGTCC